TGAATTTAACAGTAAAGTATTTTGACATCTCTGGCGGGATATAAACATATTTATTCCCTGATAAAGATCTGATTGTGTGGATTGACATTTCATTTAAATTTTTGATTGCTGGAGCTGGACCCCATATTTCATTTGGCTTCATATATACGAAGTCTCGCAAATCAGTTATTTGACCATATTTCCAAGCTTCAAAATTTGCATTTCCCATAATCTGCCGCTGTTCTGCCGGCGACAATTCCTTAAACCATTCTTCGCCGGTTTCCCATTGTGCGGTGTTCCCGCCAATCGTAATCGGCACCGCTGAACACTTTCCTCGCGGATGATCGTATAGCTCTTGGCTGACCGGAATCACTTCACCATCCATCATCAGACAGGCAAAGCACGCAGTAGGTTTATAAACTAGCCGCTTGAACCCTGTCACTACGCCGGATTGCCGGTATTGCTCTGTGTTCGAGAGGCGGTAAGCACGATTGATTTCTGTCCGGGCAATAAGAACCGACCGCTCAAATGCCATCCTGGATGCCATAACCATATCATCAGCTACTTGCTTATAACCTTTACCGAGAGTCACCCCATTGATTAATGCCTGATTGATGCCTTCTATCGCCAATGGATAATCACGACTGATCAACCGATTCAGCGGCGTCCCGTCACCGAGCATTCCCGCCATCGTCTCAAATGCCGAAACATGCAGCCTCGTCCAGCCTGGCGCATTGATCGAATAGGAACGTAAAATCGCTTCATTCGCCGCATCCAGCCCAAGGTTGAAATTTTCTTTTTGCTGATCTGTAATCAGTGTAATAATATTTTTATCGTAATAATCAAACTCATCTTTTGCTTGTTTCGCAAATTCTTTATATCGCTGTAACGAATAAATATATTGTGGAGTAATCGTTTGTCCGTTTTCCAGTTCGGAAAGAATCGCTTGGGCTAAGTCTCGAATCGTTCCGTTGATATCCCGTTCAACACTGAGCCAAAGCTTGGACATACGTTTCAACAGAACATTTTCACGTCGTCCCAGCTCATTACGATACGCAAAAAGCGTCCGGACTACTTCTGATGCTTCAGTCATTCAGCCCTTGAGAATCTTCCATCAGTGTTGCATTTAAAATGCTGTTGGCCAAGGTCTTCTTTTGGGCAAGAATTTCACTCACCCGCACTCTTGCTTCTTCCAGCGTTTCGTCCGTCATCAGATATTGCCGAATCTCTGCCGGCTCAATCGCACCCACTGCTTCAGCTTGCAGATACTGCGCAAACGACTCCGAACTGGATTCAATTAATGCATAAGACCAATCGATCCGGATATCATAAGCGGCTGCGGAAGCAAGGTTATACGCATTTGCTAAAATATCGCAAGCATAAACAAAATCATCCATTCCCCGTTCAATCACATCTCGAACTGCTTCCACTAAGCTGTAAGTGTCATAAAGTCCGGCTTTGATTTCTGTTGCGGTTGCGCCGCGGCTCTCGGGCTTCGTCAGGATTCCGCGTGAAACCCCTACTTGCTTTTCCAACAACTCTAAAAGATGATCCAAACGGTTATAATACGCCGAATCGCGAATCTTCGGATTGAATATTTCCCATAGATTATCATTGGTCGAACCAGTTAAAAATCTAAATAGCCCGTTGGAAGGCAGTCGCTCATCCTTACCGAAAAGGCGTGAATCCACACCGACAAAAGATCGTTTCAGTGCATACTCTTGCTCGATTTGTTTCAGAGTATCCTGTATTTCGCAAATGATTTTGTCACAGCCGTATGTGATCGGTACGCCATAGAGATCATGCGTGCGCCGGTTATCAGCCGGCGATTTAATAAACGCAAACAATAAACGATCTACGTTCTCGATTCGAATTTCTTCCGGAATGTTAGCCCATTCCGGTATGGAAGTCAAACTGATTACTCCTCCGTCGGAAGTCGCTTTATTCCGAATAATATGTGTTTTCCCTTCCAACTGGTAATCTGTCCAACGATAATATCGTCTGCTGTCTTTAACCATAAAATCCGCCAAAATCGTCGCCCCGGTCACCTGATCACCGCGCATTTTGTTGATGCTGATCCTGTCTTGGGCAACGATATCCATGTAAATACGGTTCGATGAAACATAAGGAATAATCGCAATGCCGCCGACACCGAGAAGCCTGGCGACAAATTTTCTGGATTTATCCCATAGCCGGTTCAAAGTCTCATTCAAAAGCACAATCCGCTCGGTCTCCGGACCGGCATTCTTTGGAATAACACTCACCATACTTTCCGAAACCACAAAAGAAGAGATTCTATTCGCAATAATCGCTGTAAAATTTACACCTTCACAATCTTCATAATTCGTCGTATAGGTTGCATTTTTTTGGCTTTCATTGCTTGTTATCAACGAACTAACGCCGAAAATCCTCTTTGCCCATTCAACAATGGTTCCCCAAATGTTCATAATCACTCCGCTAATTGCCGAATATAGTATTCCCAGCTGTATTCAAAAGCATCTAAACTGTCGATATCACTTGTCCCGTCATCGAGCCGGACATCATCTCGTTGTTTGTCATCCCATCTGGCTTCCATCAATGCAACCTCTAAAGAATCGCACTGCCCTGCAACGAGCTGAAACCGATTGGTCGCCATCATCAAAGATGTTGCCCGGATCCGATCTACAATCGGATTCTTGAGCGAGTTGTAAACTGCATAGTGAGCCCGATTCCGAATTGAATTAATAATGGTTTGCTCTGCGCTATCACAATATATCCCATCAACATAACCATAGTCAGTCTTGATCCCATCCGCAAACTTTATCAATGCCGCGATAAGCTCATCTGTATCAATACCTTTAGCATCCAAACGCTGAGACCGTAACACAATCAGTTTCCAGTCTCGGGTAATACCGGATGCCACAAAAGCATGGCCAGATTTGTTCCCGCCAAAGTCTACTCCGATGTGGATATAGCGCAGCATAGCAGGTAAAACTTTTTGCTCAGTATAATAGGCGCTGGGGTTGTCAGCGAAACTTTGGTAGATCAACCCTTCCGCAGTACAACGCATTCCTAAAATGTCTCTGCGGTACCAGACAGAATTGATGTCATATTGCGCCTTGATTGCTTCTCGCCTTTCCGGGGAAATACTTAGATTGTCATCCATTGTAAAATGCTGATACTGATATCCTGCCAGCTTTTCACTTCGATACCGGTCAATATAATTTTCATAAATCGGATGCTGCGGATTACATGGATTCAAATCCCACAAGGTCATTGGTTTGAGCGCAGCTGCCTGCCGGCCCATTGCCACTTTTACAAAACTGGTGCGGCTATCTGTACTATCAAAATGTTCATTAATTTCGGTGGCAATCCATAATCCATAAGAATTCCCTAAAATACGCTTATAACTATCAGCCTTCCCTCCGCCTGCGAAAACTACAACCTTATCACCAGTTTGCGTTTTGATAAAAAGTGCTTCATTATCGTGAAACTTTCCCCACTTACAACGACCACGGAAAAGGTTCTCAAGCCCGAAACCATTACAGACTCCAATATTCAGTTTTGCATTACCAATCGTAGATCCGCTTGCTAAATGAATTTTATCCGGGCAACCCTCAAGATACAGCGCGGCAATTATGCAATGATTTATAGTTTTGCCGCTCCGTATCGCGCCCTCGGCAACACTGATCCGGCTGCCAATTCCACCAAGGATATAATCCCGGTGCTTTTGGGATAATGGAGCAAATGGAATCGTTCGTTCAACCAGCATCAGAAGTTTCCTCCGAATTTGAAACATTAAGCAATTCTGCAATAATCGTCAAGTCCTCAACAGAACTTGGTTCGTTTTCAACCTGATCAAAACCAAGAATCTTCGCCATAACCTCAAGCGCCCTGATTTTATCTCGCGGAATAATCTTTTTGCTTGTCTGCGCAAATCCAACCGCTTTGAGCTCTGCAATAATTTCATCCCTAGTGATTGCGCTATTAGCTGCTGCTTGTTTCCGCAATTCCTCAATACGTGCAGCAATCTGAGGTTTCTTCGCAAAATTGCTTGCCCGAGAATCAACGGTTGTATCTTTCCAAGACTTTGCTCGCGGGTAAGCTGCAATGTAAGCCCGTTTAAGAGGTGCACCTTTAACAACTTCCTGGCAAAACAATTCTTGTCGGTCATTAAGCATTGTTTATTTCACTCCACCGGTTCAATCAGTTTCCCATCTACATCCCGTTCAGCAATCCACCCTTTCAACCAGACTTCGCGCCATGGAAGACCACTTTCGGTGGCAGTCTCTCCAGTAAGGTCAAACTCTTCGCCACCGGTGGCAAATCGGATAAATGTTCCACTTATTCCAGGTTGAGCACGCAACCGAACCAGCGGCGCAACTACTCGAACACGCTTAACATCTGCACTGATCGGTTTTTCTGTAGTCGGCATATCTTCCGAAAAAAAAGGAGCTGGATCAAACGGGACCTGGTCCAGTCGTCTTGTCTCAAAATGAAGATGCGTCCCTTCCGGACCAGCTGGCCGGACGTTCCCGGAATAACCCATCGTCCCGAGTATCTCGCCGCAGCACACAGTTTGACCCTCTTTGTGCACAGGCTGGCCAAGCAAATGCGCATACAAGCTATAAAAATCTGCGTGGCGGAGCTTGATAAAATGGCCATAACCAGAAGGATCGAAACCAATCTTATCCACTATCCCATCCGCACAAGCGTAAATATTTCTGTCATTACTATAGAAATCAATCCCGCCGTTATAAGCAATTCCGGGATGTTCCTTCGTATATTGAATGTGTTCCGCGAACGTCTGGGTAACAATTCCATTACGAATTGGATATCTTATCTTTTCCATCTCGTTTTCTCCTCGTAATACTTTTGCTCATCTCGCTCTTCCGCGTCAATAATTCGCATCCTAAGTAACACAATTGCTGAAACAGATATGATAAAAATCACTATAGCGATTATGACAATTAGCACGAGTTCTTCCCTTCCAAGTGACGGATCCTTTCGGTCAAATCGCTGACCTGCTTTTGAAGAACAGAGATTTGAATATCTTTTTGCTTAATTTCTTCCTGCAAACGCACGATCGTCTCGTCTTTTGTATTCATATCTTTGTTCATAGCCGCCAATCGTGCCTCCAATGATTTGATCTTTTCTTCTTGTTTCGAAACTTTTTCCGACAAATAGCTGATCTGTTTTTCCGAAACCATCGCCATTGTCTGAGCTGCTGAAACCATCTGCTGCGCTGACGAAGCAATCGATTCTACAGTCATCTTTTGCGTTTCCGCACCTGTTTTTCCCCGATTTGCAATCGCATTAATAATTGCTACGATTGCCCCGCCCCCAAATGCCGCACTAATAATCTCTACAAGATTCATAAACCCTCGACTATTCGGCTATTTTATTGCTGTTAAACTCCTGATAAACAGCTGCTTCAATTGCAGCATAAATCAGATCGGGATCCAAGTTTAGACCATTCGCTTTCAGCCAGTTCCTTGCAATTCCAAAGGCATATTCTCGCTTATCATCAATCAATTCAGCAGCTCCGGCCTGTTCTGCGGCTACCACTGCAAGATTAGCAGCCTGCTCTAAATAATCTGTCATTTTAGGGTTGATTGCTTTTGCTTTTTCCCACACTTCGCGTGCTTTTGCAACCAAAAAACTTACGATCGACACTACAACAATCGGTAATGTAAATTCCAATACCTTCTGCAAAATTGTCGAGATGATAACATTCCACTCCATGATTTATCCTCTGCTTTCTCGAAACCAAAACAAAAAAAGGCGAAACCAATATTCCCGCTTTCACGGTTCAATCAGCTTCGCCTTTCTGAGGGCCCGAAGTAATAAATTTTTCTATTGAAAATTATAACATTAATTCAATACTTCTTACCACAACAAACAGTAGAC